CGCTCGTCCGACCCCGTGGAGGCGTTCGCGTCCCAGCTCTCGTCGCGCTCGGCCGAGTGGGTGCGCAAGCATCCGCAGTTCGTGACCGATCCGCGCCTGAACCAGAAGATGATCGCAGCGCATAACATGGCCGTGGCCGACGGCCACGCCGCCGACAGCGACGACTACTTCGCCACCGTCGAGGGGCTGCTGGGTGTCCGCAAGGCCGCCACAGTCGAAGAGCCGCTGTCGTCTGCCTCGCGGCGCTCGACGCCGCCGCCCGCCGCGCCCGTTTCTCGCGAAACGCGCGGCGGCAACGTGGTCCGTCTCACCGCCGAAGAGCGCGAGATGGCCGAAATGATGAAGATGACCCCCGAGGAGTACGCGAAGAACAAGGTCGCGCTCAAGAAGGAAGGACGGATGCACTGATGGACACCCTGCCCCAGACTGGCGGCCGCCGCCGCCGTTCGCGCCGCGTCGAAGAGACGGAAGAGACGGTCGTGGAAGCGACTCGCCCGGAGATGCGCCCCGCCCTGCGCGACGACGACCCCCGCGCCGCCGCAAAACGTCGTACCGCTGAAATCCTCGGCCATCTTGGCGGCATGGATGAAGGTGTTGACGAGTTCTACTTCTCTCCCGATCAGGTTCCCGATGGGTGGACCTATGAGTGGAAGCGCCGCACGATCATGGGGCAGGAAGACCCCGCGTATCAGGTGGCGCTTGCCCGAACGGGTTGGGAGCCGGTGCCGTCGCGCCGTCACCCGGAAATGATGCCCGCCGGCTGGAAGGGCGACACCATCGAGCGCAAGGGCATGTTACTGATGCAGCGGCCCCGAGAGATCACGGAGCGTGTCGAGGAACTGGACCTGCGGAAGGCGCGCAACCAGATTAAGGCCAAAGAGCAGCAGCTCAATGCCGCCCCGCCGGGCACGATGGAGCGGGAGTTCTCGGACCCCCGCACGAGGCCGACGATCAAGAAGAGCTTTGAGGCGATGCCCATCCCGAAAGATGATTAGGGGACCGTCTCTCCGTCTGAGGGGGCCTTCGGGCCCCCTTTTTCGTTGTCATCTTGTCAAGTTGAATACTTCGTCTCTCCTAGCGCATTATGGGAATGGCCTCCCCGGTGTGAGGCTTCAATTTTACCGGCTCTTGCGACGTCTCGGGACGCCTGCGGACCTTCCTTCACAAAGGAGTTTCCGACATGGCGAATACGAATGCGCCTTTCGGTTTCCGTCAGTACTACGGCGGCTCGGGTGGCGCTCCCACCTTTGCCCAGTCGACCCGCCTGATCGCGTCCACCGACACCACCGCGATCTATTCCGGCGATCCGGTGATGCCGGTCGTCTCCACCGCCAACGGCTACATCACGCAGGCTGCTGCGGGCACCACGACGCTCGCGGGCATCTTCGTCGGTTGCAAGTACCTCTCGGTGTCGCAGAAGCGCACTGTGTGGAACAGCTACTGGCCGGGCAGCGACGCCTCGGGCGACGTCGAGGCGTACATCATCGACGATCCGAACGCGCAGTTCGTCGTCATGGGCAACAGCACGACCTTCAACATCACGGGTTCGCTGACCACGGTCACCAGCTCGAAGGTTGGGCAGTACGCCCAGTTCGCCATCGGCACCGGCAATGCCAGCACCGGCCAGTCCGGCGCGTACCTGAACAGCGCGGGCACCACGGTGACCTTCCCGTTCATCGTGCGCGGCCTGATCGTCGCCCCGCCGGGTTCCGACGGCGCTGATCCGACTACGGCCTACAATCAGGTCATCGTCGGCTTCAACAACGAGTGGCTGCGCTCGAATGGCGCTGGCCCCACTGGTATCAGCTAAGGAGTAATGACCAATGGCTGTTAATCTTTCCGCCATCAAGGACTTGCTCCTCCCCGGCCTGCGCGGCGTCGAGGGCAAGTACGAGATGATCCCGTCTCAGTACGACAAAATCTTCACCAAGCACGACTCGAAGATGGCTCTGGAGCGCACCGCTGAGATGCGCTACCTCGGCCTCGCCCAGCTCAAGACCGAAGGCGGCCAGACCGCGTTCGACAACGGCGCTGGCGAACGGTTCGTCTACAATCAGGAGCACACGGAAATCGCCCTTGGCTACGCGATCACTCGCAAGGCCATCGACGACAACCTGTACAAGACGCAGTTCCACCCGTCGAACCTCGGTCTGATCGAGTCCTTCCAGCAGACCAAGGAAATCTACGGCGCGAACATCCTGAACACGGCGACGACCTACAATGCGGCCATCGGCGGCGACGGCAAGGCGCTCTGCGCCACCGATCACCCCATCGACGGCGGCACGGTAGCCAACAAGCCGGCGGTTCAGGTCGACCTGAACGAGGCGTCGCTGCTCAACGCGATGATCTCGGTCCGCACGAACTTCAAGGATCAGGCGGGCCTCAAGGTCTTCGCCCGCGCCCGGAAGCTCATCGTGCCGCCGCAGCTTGAGCCGGTCGCCATCCGTCTGACCAAGACGGAACTGCGCCCCGGCACGGCGGACAACGACGTCAACGCGATCATGTCGACGGCGGGCGGTCTGCCCGAAGGCTACATGGTCAACGACTTCCTGACGTCGTCCTACGCGTGGTTCCTGCTGACCAACATCGACGGGCTCTCCTACATGGAGCGCATCAAGTTCGAGACGGACATGCAGGTCGACTTCGTCACCGACAATCTGCTGGTGAAGGGCTACGAGCGGTACTCGTTCGGGTACTACAACTTCCGCTCCATCTATGGATCGTTCCCGACCTCGTAAATGGTCAGCGCCGGGTGCCTGACGGCACCCGGCGTTAACTCACAGAAGGAACTACCATGGCAGCTACTCATCTTTCGGGTCCGCTCATCACGGGCGACCTTCAGGCGGGCCAGACCAACGGCCCCAATCAGGGTTACGCCACGCTCGTGCAGACTACGTCGCTGACGCAGAACAGCACGACTGCCGTGTCCTCCACACTCTACATCCCCGCCGGATCGATCATTCTGGACTTCTTCATCGATGTCCTGACGGCGTTCAATTCGGCCACCTCTGCGACCTTGTCTGTCGGCATCACGGCCGCCGGCACGGAATATGTCAGCGGTGTCAACGTGAAGGCCGCCACCGGCCGGATCGCCCCGACGTACACTGCAGCGCAGCTTGCTGCGATGTCCAACCAGACGGTTCTCGGGGTTGCGGCTCCGACGACCGCCCCGCTCGTCATCACCATCACCCCCGTGGGCGCTACTTCGGCCGGATACGTCAATGTCTCCGTTCAGTACGTACAGCTCACGTCGACTAACTAAGGAGACTTCCAATGAAGGCTCGTCATCGCAAGCATCGTGAAACTGGCGGCGTCGCCGAGTATTCGGAAGACCTCGCCAAGAGCCCGCCGTCGCGCACGGCCGACGCCGAACCGATTTTGTCGGCGGCGAAGGAGCGTAAGCGCGGCGGCAAGACCGTCAAGATGCACGGCAAGAGCGCCGCGCACCATGCCGGGCGCAAGCCGCGCAAGAGCGGCGGCCGCACGGGGTCGAACATGAACCCGCTGTCCTCGGCCCACAGCGGCACCCCCGCCAAGGGCCGCAGCGTGAAGCAGATCGACTAACGACCTATGGCGGGGGTTTCGACCCCCGCCCCCTTTTTTCGAGGTGCCCGATGGCCCGCACACCGGCATGGCAGCGTCGCGAGGGGAAGAACCCGTCGGGGGGCCTCAACGCCACCGGCCGGGCTTCGCTGCGCGCCGTCGGCTACAACATCAAGCCGCCCGTCACTGCGGAGCAGGCCAAGAGCAGCCCGGCATCTTCTGCGCGCCGCGATAGTTTCCGCGCCCGCATGTGCGGGATGAAGGAAAAACTGACGTCTTCCAAAACCGCCCACGATCCGAACAGCCGCATCAATCTTGCGCTGAAGAAGTGGGACGTGAAATGCTAGGAGCCCTATAAATGCGCCCGATTGTCACTGCTGTTGGCCCGCTCACCAGCGCGAGCGCCACCAATATCCGCACAGCCTCTGGCGTTGCGGGGGCCGGCAATCTCGTGCTGAACGGCTCCCTCGTCTCCGGGGGCGCGGCGACGCTCGACAAGGCGCGGCGCATCCTCTTCACGACCACGGCCGACGAGACGACCAAGACGATCCTGCTGTCGGGGACGAACTGGGCGGGCGACCTGATTTCGGAGACGGTGACGCTGGTCAATAACAGCACCGTGGCGTCGGTTCTGGACTACAAGACCGCAACCAGTGCGTACTGCAGCGCGGCGTTGACGGGAAACCTGTCCGTCGGCACGAATAGTGTGGCAGGCAGCCCGTGGGTCTATCTTGACCCGTGGGCGCTCGCGAATACCGCCCTGCAATGCACGGTCAGCGGGACTGTCAACTACACGGTCCAGACGACCCTCGATAACCCCAACAGCCCGACTGATCCCGTAGCGGCCGCGTCAATGACGTGGGTGGCGTCCAACGACACGGATGTCGTAGGGGCCACCGCAACGAAGCAGAGCAACCTGTTCTTCGTGCCCGCATACGTGCGCTTGTTGCTTAATAGCGGCACCGGCAGCGTGACGATGACTGTGATCCAGAGCGGCGTGGTGCCGCG